TTACTCTTGCAGCAGGGTCTAATGTAACTCTAACAACAAGTGGAAATACAGTTACAATCGCAAGCACAGCAACTGGAGGAGCAAGTGATTTTGATGCGTTGACAGATGTTTCAACAGCAAGCCTAACTGTTGACAAAATATACGAACCTGCTATTGCAATGTTACGTGTAGATAATGTAAGTACATCGGCATATACCTTTAATAGCCATTATAGCGGTAGTAATCCAACCATATATGCATTATCAGGCACAACAATAGCTTTTGACTTAGATAACATTCCCGGACATCCTTTTGAAATACAAGATCCTACAAGTACACCGTATAATACAGGATTAGTACACGTAAGTTCAACAGGGACTGTGAGTACAGGATCAAATGCTCAAGGTCAATCTAGCGGTACGTTATATTGGCGAATGCCAGAAAGTATCAGCGGCACTTATAGATATCAATGCCAGAGTCACTCATCTATGGTAGGTGGCATAGTATTGAAAAGATTAAGCGTTATTTAGAATCTTTAACTAATTTTTGTAACTGCGATCTTAAATTGGCTAGATTATACACGTTTTCTCTTATTTTTTTAGGATCGAGATTAGGACCAGCAGTTATATGATGGGTTGCATCTATTATAGATACTTCTCTAATAAGGTTATCTAATAACAACTGAGCCTGATTACGTCTTTCAGGATTTTCAATTTCCTTAATTGTTTTTTTAAAAAGATTAATTTCTTTTTTAAAATTACTATTATTTTTTATTGTTTCCATCATTATTGACCAATTTTATAAAAATCGTCTTCAACACTGTTACTGCATTCAGCCATAGCACTATTATCTTGTAATGCTTTTAACTTTACAGGTGTGAGAGCAGGAATATCAAATACACTTCCTTCTGGTAATTCTTTAGAATATGCTTGACCGTCTTTTGTATCAATCCAAGTAACCAAAAATTTACCAGCATTCACAAACCAACTTTTATCTTTTGACTTATGAAAGTGTAATGCTGTTGTACTATCAGCTTTTTCAAAAATTAATATTTTGCCGCAGTAGTTTTCTTTTGCAGCCCATATAATTTCTCTACCCCAATTGAATTCTTTAATATTATCCATTTACTTCTCCAATAGATCTATTACTTCAAACAATGTTTCCAGTTTAGATAAGTTTGTCTTATTTTGTAATGTGTTACGCAAACCTTGATGTAGCGTTTTAGGCCACTTTCCAAAAGTTACCCAAGCATATCCGTCGTGTTCGTTATTTAAGATAGGTAAAAACTCTTCGTTGAGTACAATTAAATAGGTGTGGAAATTAAATTTACTATCGTTCGATACAAATGTTTCTAAAGGTATTGTTTTTATAAATTCAGGAACATTGCCTACTTCTTCAGAAATTTCTCTTTTTAAACCTTCAAAAGGAGTTTCGCCGTTTTCAGTTCCGCCGCCCACAAGTCCCCAAGTCCCAGCAGTTTTACCGTTGGCACGATGTAGGAATAAAAATCTTTTTGTATTAAGGGCGTAGAAGAGAGCACCACTACCGATTATCTTGTTCATACTAGTAATTAGCCGTCTAGCTTAATTACCCAGTCACCTTTGGCATATTCACCGTCTACACTAAGTAACCACTGATCACCGTCCCAGTAGTATTGTACGCCGGTATTTAAGTTTGTAGTGTATAATGTTTGAATTGTTTCGTCATTGTAAGGCAAATAATCTTGACTTGCATCAAATACAATATTCCAGTTAGTGCCGTCATATTCAATGATGTCATTCGCACCTGCAACAAAGTCTGAATTGTCTGTATTTTTCCAAGCATCTGCACCATCAGCATTACCTGTGCTTCCTATAGCACCTAGTATAAGTAGTCGGACGCCTGCTTTACTAGTGTCTGATTTAGGATCGTATCGCAATGGATCAATAATAAAGTCTACACTAGAATATTGATTACTATCACGTGCAGGACCTTGTATTGTATTATTGCTAGGTAATGTATCTTTATCCCAATCAATTGAAAGTCTAGTTTCGTCCAAAGGATTAACAGTAATTCTGCCTGCTACTAGTCCTTGTATATCAGGCTTTCTTAAATAAATTACACTTAGACCTGATTGATATTTGCCAGGTAATTCTCTAAAGTAATCGGCCCAGGCCATATTACTAGGTAATCCATTGTCCAGAATTTGTGCATCGCCATTTAATACAAGTATTCGTTCTTGTAATGGATTTTTAACCACAGGTGTATTTGTTCTTGTAATTTGTTTTCTTGGAGTCTCTATACCGTCTCCATCATTTGGAAACGCTCCTGTATCAACAACCTCAGTTGAACCTTTTTCATATGGATCAGTATAACCACCTATACTGAATAAGTTAGTTCCCTCTAGCATTTTCTCAAAGTCAAAGTATCCGTCACCATCAAAAATACTTGTAACAATATTTGTAATAACTCCAAGTCTTTTAACTTTGGCAGGCGGACTTATATAAATTGGGGTACTAAATGATAGTTGCGCAATATCAATCTCGCTGTCTACTCCTACTGGTATACTCCTTGAACTAAAGTTAACAGTGTCTAACATTACTGTGGTTAAACTAGTCCAGTCAATATAGTTGTCTGTTGTTTGTATATCTAAACTTGGATTAAACAACATAAGAATTTGTTCCATAATTTGCAACTTCATATCAGTATTAGTTGCCCATATGTCAACATTCATTGTTAATCTATATGGAGTAGGCATAAGCCTTTCTATAGTATATTGACGTCCTTGATCATTTTCATATTCTCCTGTTGATTCATTATATGAACGTTCTCTAATATGACGCTTGTTTATATAACTACTGTCAGAAGTTCTATCTCTATCTAATTCTAAACCTGTAATATATACTGCCATTCTTGGAGCACTAGGAATCTTGTTTTCTGAATTATCTCGTATAATAGCACTTACTTGCCTAGTTAAATCTCCGTATATAACTGGTACTTGTTTTAATGTACCATCACCAGTTTTGTAACTAAAGTTACTAAGCAATCTCATAACTTGTACAAGATATTTTCTTATTTGTCCGTCGTAAAAATGCTCAGCCATTAGTTATCTGCCTTAGGTTTTAATACTTGTGAAAGTGCTTGACGCTGTTGCGTTCTTGTATTGTGTAGCGATAGACTATATAATCCTGCTTCTTTAATAGTATTTGCAGGTAAAGTAATTTTTACTCTATCGGTGCCATTGTCATCATAGCTTGTTAACATTCCTGCGTTATCTGCAACAACATAATTAAATCTTCTAATACCATCATTACTAATATCATCGGTATATTCAAGTTGAATATACTTTGCAGTAGTATATGCAATTTCAGTTTCTATTTCTGTTTGTCCTACTGTTAGTCTAATAAAGTCTTGTGCTATTGGTGTATTATACAAGTATGTATCTACATCATTAATAAACGAACCACGTAGTGTTTGTGTAGTGCTATTATTCATTGGAGCTCTCTTAACATCGTGTACCTTCAACCAACGCTTACCGTCATATCTAAACATACGTTGTGGTAAAAAGTCTGTGCGTAAGAAATAATCGCCTGCTATACTATCTAATGGAAAACTTATACCGCTACTAAAGTTACTACCATTAGGTGCAAATTCGTCACCAATAAGCAAACCTTTATATCCGGTCATTGTTGGAGTTGCTTTATCAGTTATAGTACTTCCATCAGCATCTACTTGTTCAACTTTTGCACGACCTGTGTTTTCGTCAACAGCAAGTGTGTAGTAGTTGTCATCTACATCATACCCGCTCTTAGGAGTGTTTTCTTCAGCTTCTGCAACAACTGCGTTATTAATTTGCATTTCTGTTTCAAAAGTAGAAAGCACATCTCTTAGTGTTCCGTCTTCTGGATAATCTTCACTTGCGGGTAAATCAAGAATGTCTTTAAATTCTTGACTGTCAACAATTTGTTTAAGTTTAAGTCTATATAAATGCGGATACCAAGTTGGTGAAAATCCTTCAGCTGCACGATTAATATCTTCAATAACATAAAAACGTTTTAGTGCAACACTAAAGTCATTTAGAGCATATTCATCTTTTAAGTGAGGTAATTCAATCACATCGCCTGGCATTAATTTACGCCCTATTGCTTCCACACTACTATTAATATGTACAGTCATAAACAATGTATCATTTGATAAGAATAAACCAAATTGGCTTAAATCAAAATCAATATCTTGGACATTGTAAATTCCTCTAATAGTGTAAATGTCTGGATCGTATTTCCTATCACGGTTTTCTAAGAACAACATATCTTGAATCTGTGTATGATCCTTCTCAGTTGTTCCATCGTTCGTACCGATATATTTGTGGACAAAGAGGTCTGTTCCACCTACGGTAAACATTTCATTTATTTGTCGATCCAGAAATTTGTAATCTGCACCGCGCTCTGGTTTATATAAACTAAGTCTTGGCATATACATATTTATCGTAAGATAAATACTATGACGGAGAAACGTAAATGGCAATAACGCAAACACAAAAACAAGAGGTATTTGACTACGTAGAAGCATTTCTCGGAGGAGGAATGGTTGATGTAGAGTTAGATCCTGTACACTATGAAACTGCTTTAACCAAAGCATTTTCTAAATTTAGACAAAGATCTGACAATTCTGTAGAAGAAAGTTACCTTTTTATGCCAACAGTAGAAGATCAAAACGAATACATATTACCAAATGAAGTTGTAGAAGTTCGTAGGTTATTCCGTAGAAGTATAGGATCACGTAGTGGCGGCGGTGACGGCGGAACTTTATTTGAACCATTTAACTTAGCCTATACGAACACTTATCTACTGGCAAGTTCTAATATGGGTGGACTAGCAACTTATGATTTATTTGCACAACACCAAGAACTTGTAGGACGTATGTTTGGTAGTTTTATAGAATTCAAATGGAATACTACTACAAAAAAATTAACACTACTACAAAGGCCGCGCACTGAAGAAGAACTATTGTTATATGTTTATAACTATCGTCCTGATAGCGAATTAATGAATGATTACCTTGCTAAACAATGGATTAAAGATTATACACTAGCAGGTTGCAAATATATGTTAGGTGAAGCAAGAAGTAAGTTTGCTACTATTGCAGGTCCACAAGGCGGCTCAGCTCTTAACGGTGATGCACTGAAACAAGAAGCACAAGCTGAAATGGAAAAATTAGAAGCAGATGTAGCACTACAAGTTGCAGGTGGAGTAGGTTACGGCTTCACTATTGGCTAATGTTAACGCTATAATCTAAGTCTACTGTAAATACAGTATGACATACTTCCAACTTAAAGAAGCAAATCGTTTGTACTGGATTGTAAAAGGTCAACTTATCCCCGAATCTTGGCAGGAAAAAGATATAATGTCAACCTATGAATCTTATATAAAAAGACTATGGGGTAACATTGAAGCATATCAACACGAGATTGGTTTTGAAGCAGCCTGGGCACAACGACAAGCTCAAAAAAGTAAAAAATACTTGACAAAGACGTAATTATTCTATATACTGTAAAGTATATTGTGAAAAGGATAATTTAATTTATGTTACCTAAACTACTTGTTGTCGGACACGGCAGACACGGCAAAGACACCGTCTGCGAAATGTTAGAAAAATACGGTTATTCATTTCAATCAAGTTCTAAGTTCTGTTCAGAACTGTTTATTTTTAATGATCTAAAAGACAAGTACAACTACGCCGACGAAGAAGAATGTTATGCAGATAGGCATAATCATAGAGCCGAATGGTATAATATGATTCACGACTATTGCAGAGACGATTTAGCTAGATTAGGTAGAAATTTATTTGCAGAAAATAGTATATATTGCGGACTACGAAACAAACGTGAATTCTTTGCTATGCAGAACGAACAAATATTTGATTATGCAATATGGGTTGATCGTGCAGATCATTTACCGCTCGAATCAAATGATAGTATGAGTATTGAACAATGGATGTGCGATTACACTATTGACAACAATGGTGATCTCAAAAGACTAGCAAGAAATGTTGACACACTAA